ATTAGAACCAGGAACTGATCAACCTATTGATATTGAAATGACAGAAGACGGCGGAGCTATTGTTAATCCTGAAATAATGCCACCTGATACTGGATTTGATGGTAATTTAGCAGAGTTTATTGATGAGAATGATTTACAAGTAATAGCCAGTGAGCTTAGACAATCTTTTGAAGATGATAAATCATCAAGACAGCAATGGGAAGAAACGTACACAAAAGGTTTAGATTTACTTGGATTAAACTACACTGAAAGATCTCAACCTTTTCAAGGTGCAAGTGGTGTAACACATCCTTTGTTAGCTGAATCGGTTACACAGTTTCAAGCACAAGCCTATAAAGAATTACTACCAGCAAGTGGCCCTGTAAGAACTCAAATTATTGGACAGGCTACAAAAGATAAAGAAGATCAAGCACAGCGTGTAAGTGATTTTATGAATTATCAAATTATGCACGTTATGGAAGAGTATGATCCAGAATTAGATCAAATGCTTTTTTATTTACCTCTTGCAGGTTCTACATTTAAAAAAATATATTATGATGCGGCTCTTGGAAGAGCTGTATCTAAATTTATACCAGCAGAAGATTTAGTCGTGCCTTACACAGCTACAAATTTAGAAGAGTGTGAAAGAGTAACTCATATTTTAAAAAGAACAGACAACGATATTAAAAAAATGCAAGTCACAGGTTTTTATCGTGACGTTGATTTACAGGTAGTACAAGAAGAAAACAAAGTTGAAGAAAAAGAAAGAAAATTATCTGGTATAGAAAAAACTGGTTATAGAGATGATCAGTATACTTTATTAGAAATGCATGTTGATTTAGATGTACCAGGATTTGAAGATCCCGATGGTATTAAACTTCCATATATAATTACTATAGATGAAGGATCAGGAAACGTTCTTTCTATTTATAGAAACTATAAGGACGGAGACACTTTATATAAAAAACAACAATATTTTGTTCATTACAAATTTATGCCAGGTCTTGGTTTTTATGGTCTTGGTTTAATTCATATGATTGGTGGTTTATCTAGAACTGCTACAGCAGCTTTACGTCAATTAATTGACGCTGGAACATTAGCAAATTTACCTGCAGGTTTTAAAGCTAGAGGTCTTAGAATAAGTGATGATGATAGCCCTATACAGCCTGGTGAGTTTAGAGATGTAGACGCTCCGAGTGGTGATTTACGTGCAGGTCTTCTACCATTACCTTACAAGGGTGCTGATCCAACTTTATTTCAGCTTTTAGGTTTTTGTGTTCAAGCAGGAAAAGAATTTGCTACCGTAGCTGATCAAAAAATAGGAGACGCTGCAAACGCGGGGGCACCTGTTGGAACTACAATGGCTCTTATGGAAAGAGGCATGCGTGTAATGTCTGCTATTCATAAAAGAATTCATTATGCTCAAAGAATAGAATTTAAATTATTAGCTAAAATATTTGCTGATTCTTTACCTCCAATTTATCCTTATGAGGTTCAAGGTGATTTACAATCATTAAAGGCTAGTGATTTTGATGAAAGAATAGATATTATTCCTGTTTCTGATCCGACTATTTTCTCCATGTCTCAACGTGTTACTTTAGCACAAACACAATTACAGTTGGCTGAAGCAGCACCTCAAATGCATAACATGTATGAAGCTTATAGAAGAATGTATTCAGCCATGGGAGTTCAAAATATTGATGCAATACTTCCCGTTCCTACAGGACCTGAGCCTTTAGATCCAGGAATGGAAAATGCTACTGCTCTTTCAGGAGGTTCACTAACAGCTTTTAGAAAACAAAATCAATTAGCTCACATAGATGCACACCGAGCTTTCTTTTCCAGTGCTTTAGTAAAAACTAATCCTCAAGCAATGATGATTTTACAGTCTCATATTATGGAACATGTGGCATTACAAGCAAGAGAAGAAGTAGAACAAGAAATGGCAAAAGAATTTGAAGCAATAGAAGCACAAGCAGGTGGTCAATTACCACCAGAACAACAAAATGAAATGCAAGAAATGTTAGAATCCAAAATTTCTGAAAGAATTGTTGAAATGACTGAAAAAATGGTCACTGAAGAACAACAAATGATGTCAGAACAAGGCGAAGACCCATTAGTTCAACTAAAACAACAAGAAATTAACTTAAAAGCGCAAGATTTACAAAGAAAAAGCATAGCTGATGAAGGTAAAATGATGCTAGATCAAGCAAAATTAGCTCAAAATGAAGCATTAGCAGAAGCTAAAATAGATTCACAAGAAGATATTGCGCAATTACGTGCAAATGTTAATCTAAATAAGCAAAATGATAATAATGTTAAGCGCAACAGATAAATTACAGGAATATTTTAACGAATTAATGAATTTTTCCGACACAGCAGTAACAAGTCAAGAAGAACAAATACTTTTAGCGGGTGCAATGATGGGTGTAGCTAAAATGCTGTACCATAACAACCTTACTGAACAAGAATATGACAAAATTATGAATCATAATGGAAGAGACTTGCTAAACCTATTAAAACCAACTATACATTAATAAATGTCAAAAAAATCTAAAACAAAATTTGGTATGCTGTCTGTAAATGCTGGAATAGATAATAATCCTAATCCCACACAAGCTGATAGAATAGCAGGAGCTACAAAAAAATTTAAAAAAGGTGGTCTAGCAGGTAGACTAGCTCAACGTGGTTACGGAAAGGCAAAAAAATGAAAAATAAAAGTACAAAAATGACTACTATATCGCAAAAAAACCCTTTTCCTAGCATGAAAGTGGGTTCTGATGCTGCAATGACTTTTCCTGCTTTTGTTGTAAAAGACAACAAAGGTGTGGGTCCAAAAGGTCAGACAAGCAATGCACAAATTAAAAAAGTAGCTTTTAAAGGCGTAAAATAGTATAATTCGCACTTTAACAAAGGAGGTTCTATGAACTTACTAAAAGATCTATGGTCACACGTTAAAGAGTGGTCAGAGTGGAAAATGAAGGACTGGATTAAGGCGGCTATCGTAGCTATTATAGTTATCTGGGTAATTAGCTGGATGACAGGCGGAGCAGCATAGTGCTACAAGCTCTCGGAGGACTATTAGGCGGTAAAGGCGGAGCCTTAAAAACTATCGCAAAAGTTGTCGATGAGATTCATACATCAGAGGAAGAAAAATTAGATAAAAAAATATTGATGCAACGCATTCAACAAAAGCTTGCAGAAAAGCAATTAGATGTTAATGCAAAGGAAGCCACCCATCGCAGCGTATTCGTTGCTGGGTGGCGACCAGCGATTGGCTGGTGCGGAGCCCTGGCTCTGTTCTTCGCTTTTATCCTATCTCCCTGTATTGAATGGTATGCAAAATTCTCAGGTATAGATATTGTACCACCTGCTATAGAAACTGGGCCCCTTCTAGCAATTGTCACTTCAATGCTCGGCGTATCGGGCCTTCGCACCTTCGAAAAGGCAAAAGGTCTTACTAAGTGACATACGACGAATTAGCAGGTTCCGTAAAATTATCAGAAGGCTTTAGAGATCACGTTTACATAGACACGGAAGGATTTCGCACAATTGGCTGGGGTCATAAAGTAGTACATGAAGATAAATTTGAAGATGGTAAAACATATACCAAAGAAGAACTACAAGAAGTATTTGATAAAGATTTAAACAATGCGATTGGTAAAGCTAGAACACTTATGGAAAACCACGGTGTGACTGATTTGCCTACAACCGCGCAACATACCATTACCGAAATGGTATTTCAGCTTGGCCCTACAGGCGTGTCCAAGTTCCGTAACATGTGGAAATGCCTGCAGGAAAGCAATTTTATTGGTGCGAGTTACGAGATGCTCGACTCGAAATGGAATAAACAAACTCCAAATCGCTGCAAAAAATTAGCTGACCAAATGAAATCATGCGAATAGAAAACTTTTTTACTTATTTTAAAAATCAACTAAAAGATAGACAAGACACTATAAGACAAGCTATATGTAGTGGTGTAAAAGATTGGGACGAATATCGGTATTTGACTGGTAAACTTCGCGGTCTTGAAGAAACTGAACAGGAACTCACGGACCTGCTAAGAAAAACGGAGCTAGAAGATGACGACTAAACCTAAATTAATTGTACCAAAACATGTTTGGGATGGTGCAGAAAAACAAAAAGAAAAAAAAGAATTAGAAAAAATACCACAACCTGTTGGTTGGAGAATGGTTTTATTTCCTTTGAAATTAAAAGGTAAGACAAAAGGAGGTGTTATTCTTACTGATGAAACAGTAGAAGAATCACAAATAACAACAAATATTTGTAAAGTCTTAAAGACTGGATCTTTATGTTATAAAGATAAAGAGAGATACCCAGATGGTCCTTGGTGTAAAGAGGGCGATTGGGTTATAATAACTCGCTATGCAGGATCAAGAGTAAAGATTGATGGTGGTGAGTTACGTATTATTAACGAAGATGAGATTCTGGCAGTCGTTGATGATCCGAGAGATATATTGCCAGCTAACATAATGTAACATGGAGAACTCTATGCAAGTACAATCACAAAATGACAAAATGGTCCCGATAGACACTTCTGGTGACCCCGTCGAAGTGGAAGTAAAAGAAGAAGATAAATTAAATAATACAGAGTCGGAAGTAAATGTTGAACAAGTAGATCAAGACATTTCTGTTCAAACCGACGAAAAAAAAGAAGAGCTTGAAGACTATTCTCAATCTGTAAAAAGACGTATTGATAAACTAACTCGTAAAATGAGAGAGGCTGAAAGAAGAGAGCAAGCAGCAATAGAGTATGCTAAAAACGTAAATAATAAGTATAAGAATGCTGTTAATACAGGAGCTCAAAAAGATGATTACAGTATAAAACAAATAGAAGATAAATTAGTAACACAAGAAGCTTTTGCTAAAAGAGCAATGGAAGCTGCTGTGCAAGCAGGTGATATTAATAAACAAGTAGAAGCTCAACAAGAGATAGCTAGGTTAGCAATTGAAAAAGAACGTGTAAGTGTAACTAAAGCAAAAAGAGAACGAACAAAAGGACAGGAATTTCAAGGTGAACCAATGCCTGAAATACTACAACAACCTGCTCCTCAAACATCAGATCAAGCACAAGCACAAGCTGTAGCAAAACCAGATCCAAAAGCGGAAGAATGGGCAGGTAGAAACGTTTGGTTTGGTAAAAATAAAGTCATGACCTATGCTGCAATGGGTTTACATGAAGAATTAGTAGAAGAAGGATTTGACGCGACAACAGATGAATACTATACTGAGATAGACAAACGTATCGCAAAAAGTTTTCCTCAACAAGGAAATCAACCGAGACCAGCTCAAAAAGTTGCTTCGGCTGTACGAACATCGGCCACAGGCCGCCGCACTGTGAAACTCACACCCTCACAGGTAGCTATTGCAAAAAAACTTGGTGTGCCACTTGAAGAGTACGCAAAACACGTGAAGGAGGCGTAAATGACTGATACAAAAATAAACAAAACCTCACGCAAATTAGAAACCCGTGAAAAGGATGTTCGAAAGAGGGGATGGGTTCCTCCTTCGAATCTTGAAGCACCTGAACCGCCAGAAGGTTATCACCATAGGTGGGTAAGAGCTGAATATCGTGGTATGCTTGATGAAAAAAATATCATTGGCAGACTACGAAGCGGATATGAATTTGTAAAACACGATGAGTATCCCGATAGATTGGATTTACCTTCTATCGCTGACGGCAAA